GTTTCTTGAGAACTTTCTTGGTAGCCTCTTCGGCATAAACTTCTGGGCTGCGACTTTGGTTACCACTTCGCTGTGCGCCGGCTCTTTGTTGAAGCCCTGCACCAGCTTTGTTAATGTTAGGGCCAGCTTTCTTCATACCACCAGCATGAGTACCACCTAGCCCTGTTGTTGTAGATCGAGCTTCTTCAATTTCTTCTTCTGAAAGCCCGTGATGTTGTTCTCTTGGTTTAGTACCAACAACTTTGTTTGGTCCAGACAAGTCTTGAATGTCAGCTGCACCACCTTTAAACTTCTCAACACCTTGCTCTTTAAGTTTCTTCAGAACGGTCATCTTGATTCCTTTAGAAACTTCTTGACGAACTGATCGAAGTTTTCAGGTAAACTAACTTGTTGAGGTTGTCTTCTCATTTGTGCAATATTCATTTTGTTTTTTGTATCTGAACTTATAGGCGAATTTTCAGCATCACTTGCACCAGTATCTTGTTTTGTGGTAGGCGATTGATTTGGTGTTGCTTTAATACCACCTGGAATTTCAGCACTGGCATTTCGTGTAACACTCGTTGATGGCGCTCTAGGATCAAATTTCATACTAGGTGTCGTACTTGTATTTTTATCTGAATCTCTATACAAAGCATCATGGGTTATTGAAGAACCAAATCCTTTAGGTGATGTTCCTTGTGTAGCATTATCACCTTTATTTACACCAGCAGAAGGTGTATTTGTTATTGATCTTGTTGCAGCTGGAGCTGACGGTGTTTTTGCCGTTGCAGCATCTCTTGCACCCGCTGCTGCCGATCCGGGTTCAATCTTTGAAAGATTAGACGATGGTGCTGGTGCAGAAACTTTAGGCGCAGAAACTTTAGGTGCAGAGGCTTGTGGTCTTGGTGCAGCTGGAGCTGATGGTGCTTTTGCTGCCGGTGCAGAAGGTGTTGATCCGGTGTTACCTTTTTTTGCAGCGGCAATTTCTGCTTCTGCTCTATGAAATGCACCAACATCTTCGCTATCTGAACCAACACCATGCTTTTTATATATAGAGGCCGTATCAACAGCAGCCGGTGCAGAAGCTCTAGGTGCAGAAGGAGCTTTAGGTGCACCAGCGGCCGGTGCTGGTACTTTAGTAACCGCAGGCGCTTTTACAACTGGAGCCGCAGATGTGGTGGTTGGAGCCTGGGTGCCAGGAGCTGTTGTTGTAGCTTTTGCTGTTGGTGTTCCCATGCCTCCTGTTCCAGCACCAAGTTCACGCTGCATCATACCCGCTTTAGAATTATCTTGAGGTGGTTTAGGTTCTTCAGGTTTTGGTGCAGGTTTAGGTGCATCCATACCTCCAGGACCACTCTGCAAATCGCGGGTCATCATACCTGCTTTAGAATTATCTTGAGGTGGTTTAGGTTCTTCTTGTTTTTTCACTTTAGGTGCATCCATACCACCAGGACCAGATTCTATATCACTCCGCATCATATCTGACATAGCCTCTTCAATATCCATCAAGCGAGCTTCACCAAGGCTCTTCTTGATTTCTTCCATTACTGATTCAAAAGTGATCTTATCCATTATTCTGAATCCTTATTTTTGGCCTTCTGTGCAGTAGCATAGGCGATTGACTTTTCTTTGTCTGTAAGACCACCCTTAGAATACTTGTCTTTGATGTGCTTTACCATGCGCTCATACTTGTCACCTGAAGGGACTTTCTCAGCAAGGGTTTCTTCTTCTGACATCGATCTCTTGATACCAGCTTTTCTGTTATCCATTTTACGCTTTGCATCTTCGATGCCAACACCACCAGTTCTCTTGGCAACACCCATAGTGTTTGTTCTGGTCACTTCTTTATCGGCCTTGCGAGCATATGCAGCTTTTACCTTGTCAGAGATTTCATTGATGGTTTCTTCTTTGGTTAGCTTTTTCATAACGCGCTTGACACCAATAACTCTGTTAGCAATATCATTTGCTTGCTTGATATCTTTAGGATCAGAATTTTTGATTGACTTCTTAGCCTTCATAACATATGAAAGTTTTTTCATATTTGAATCGAGAACTTCATCAATTTGAGTGTCTTCTTTAGTCATCTTGTCAACTGCCTTAGCAATACCTTCGCGGCGCTTCCATGACTTACCAAACATCTTATCAGCGGTTGCATCATCTTTCTTACCCTGCTGATAGTTTGAATAGTCACCCTTCTTCGTCTCATCTTTAACTTTGTTTGCTCTTTCAGCATAGCGACCAGTTGCAGCAGACTTAGTTGCTACATCATGTGAGGCCTTCTTGATGTATGATCCAAGTGTCTTCTTTGATAGCTCATCGAGAGCCTCTTCATTAGCCATTATAGATTTTAGTTTATCCCAACTTCTATCGCCATGAGTTTGTGAAGGTTTAACATCACTAGCAGAAGCTTTTTTAGCTGCAACTCGATCCTGCATAGCTTTTACAGCCTGCACATTGGGATCTGACATATCGTCATTTGCTTCTTCTTCCATTGAACCTTTCTTGGCCTTCAAAATTTTGAAGTCTTGAGCGTCAATCTTGTTATTATGATTTGCATCAATCTTGGCTTGATTACCCTTGAGTTCTTCATTGAGAGCAACTGCTGTTCTTTCTGCAAGAACACGGTCATACTCTGCATGTTTCTGGAATGAAAGCTCGCGCTTAGCCTGAATACCAATCTCTTCTTGAAACTGCTTCTCAACCTGACGGCGAGTTTCATTCTCTTGCATGACTTTTGCAACCGCATCAACTAGCGGATCTCTTTTCTTAGTGAAGTCGTTATTACCAAACATAATTGAATTCCTTATATTGAGGTTTATCTATATTTATCTGAAACTTATTCTTCGCAATTCCATTTGCGAAGCGACAATGCTTTTCTCGTTGGTCTACCTTTTTCATCTTTCATAGGCCCACGCATACCACCCATACGGGCACAGAATGACTTGCGGCGATTAGCTGCCTTAGAACCAGGCTTCAACTTAGATGGTTTGGTTGTGACTGCAAGTGATAGCTTAGAACCAGGATGCTCACTACGATAAGAGGCGATACCTTTTTTGTTCAAACCACCAGTTGGATTCTTGCCGGCTTTGCGCTGCCATGCAGGAGATGATTCGTCTACATCATCTTTGTCCGTTTTCAATACGGTACCCATATCACGATTACCAATAGCTTCCCATGACTCACGAAGCCCATTGAAACCTTTTGCTGTATTTGGAGAAGATTTGATTTCACTCAATCTCTCACAAGCTTCGTATAGCTTTTGTTCAGCATGTTCACCATACTTGGTGATGAAACGCTCTATGGTCTCATCTTTGCTGGCCCATGCTGCTACTGATTCTGACATAGGTAGAGAATATCCACCAAATCCTGATGGTGAGCGAATGACACCAAATGTTGGGCCTATACCATCTCTACCAAACTCATAACCTAGTGCAGGCGCATTGTCTTCCTGTGCAAGCTTCTTTGACCACATATAAGATGCGAATTTCAGCGCCTCACCTCTTTCACGCTTATTCTCAGCTCTCTTAGCTTTTTTATCTTTTATTCGATCCATATACTGCTTTGAATGTTTAGGTTCAATTGGCTTTTGTGTGAGGTCTGGAAGAACTTTACCTTCTTCAATATCTTTCTCGAAAAGAGGATTAGATGGGAAAGTTTGCCCAGGTGTAGCTTCTTTGTAAATCTTGGTCAGACTATCTTTACCCCATTCGCGATCTGATGGTGTATTCTCGTTCATCATATCTTCGAAGGCTTCATCAACTGGTACACAGTTTGGCACTTCTCGACCATTCTTCTTTTTCTTACCTACCATCTGGTAACCTTTCCAGCATGGATCAGGTCCTTTCATTTTCTTTTCTTCGGCTACCTGTTGTGGTTTTGGCACCAGCTTACCGTTCTGTGTAATATAGGTGACTGTATGTTTTCCTTTTATTGTTGTACCGTAACGACCAAAACCATAGTATGTTAAACCAAGGCGTGAAGCCTGGCTTTGTTCATCTGGTGTTGGTGCTTGTGAAACTTGCTGCACGTTATTCTGGTCTGGTGGTATTGCATCAGAGGCCTGAACTGCACCTCTTTGAACCGAACCTGTACCAAATGCAGTTGTGCTAGGTGGTACAAAAGACTGCATATTGCGTCTCTGCATCTCAGATTGATTCCATGCAGCCGCCGCAGGATTATCATTTGGTTGACGAGCAACAAACTTCTTTGTCATCTTGAAGATGTTCTGAAACTCACCTTCAACCTTCTTCTTTACTTCAGGTGGTGCCGTGCGAAGGTCATTGCTATTGTCTACTGCAACGAAGTTATCTTTACCAAATAGCTTTGCGAGAACAGGCATTGCAGCTTGACATGCTTCCCACTTATCTTTACGAATGTCTTCTGGTACTGCACGACCGCCTTGTCTACCTCGATCTAAGTTTCTTTCTTTTGAAACCTCATCGGAAGTATTTACGAAAACCATCATAGTATCGTAACCAGCATCTTCAAGTGTTTTCTTTTGTAGAGCAATCTTCTCGGGGTCATCAGCGGTGCCGTTGATGATGACGCCACGGCGACCAGCCATTGCAAGACGCTGCTGTTCTACGCTGATATTTTTGCCGCGACCACGAACAATATCTCTTTCAAATCTTTCATTCTCAGGCATCTTAAAGTCAAGCCCAGCCTTACGCATCAAGAACTCGAAAGCAACATCTGAATTGATTTCTTGCAGGCCCATGCCTGCAAGGGTTTGTTTCATCACATAGTCTTTACCTGAACCAGGACCGCCAGCTAAGAACACAGCCTTGAATGTACCTGGATCATTGATACCTTCTGCTATGGTTTCTTCTGTGACATAACCAGACTTGAACATTTCTGGATTAGACTTTGCAAACCAGCGCATAATCTTGCCAGCTTCCGAATTGGCTTCGTTTTCAATATCTGAACCGGTTGCGCCTTCATTGGAAATATCTTTGCCAAGACGGCCATCCTCATTCTGCTTGTGATGTACAAGCTCATGTGCTACAGTTCTGAACACATCCATAGGATGGCGGTTCTTGCTTATTACAACAATTGACTTCTCACCTGGATTATAACCACCAAAGCTACTAGACATTGGTTGTTTTTCGAGTGTCATCTTAGGTAGTGACTTGATACCAAGCTTCTTTGATGCAAATTGTGTGAAGGTGTCCAGCATTGGACCAAACTTCTCATGGTCAAGGTCACCGATAGGATCCACCTTGTCTTCTTTGATTGCTGAACCTATCGCACGAGCCGCGCCTACAGCCATACCAACTTTAGGAATTTCGCCAGCAACATCTAATGCTGCACCTACATAATCTTTATTCTTTATCTTATCAATTACTCCAACGGCAGTTTTGGCCTGTGAGATAACAGGTAGATTACTCATCGCTCTTGTTATAGGGCTATCTGGTGGTGGATTTTTTCTGTAGTATTCACCAGGAGATTCTTCTTCTTCTTTGAGCTTGGCTCTGATCTTCTTGATTGATACCGGTTTTGGTGCAGATGCTAATGCACCCTTGATCTTTTCATCCATGACTTTGTGAATACCTTTATCATACTTACCAAAGAGGTCCTTGATGATCTTGATCTGAGTACCATGGTCGGCATTAGCAAATTGCTTGCGAACTTCTGTAGCAGACCTTGCTGGTTCACCAAGCACTTCGAAATCAAATGTTGGTGTTACGACCACATAGGCCTTAGGTTTATCAGGATCACCGAAAGGCTTTGCACCTTTACCGTCTTTTGGATATGGTTGTAGATAGCTGGGTTGCCCAGACTTGGTTGGCTTGAAAGAGAAGCGCGGATCTTCGTCCATGTCTTTCTGGGAAACAGCAAAGACTACAATGGTCTTTGAACCATCGTAGCCTCGTAGAATTTCAGATGAGATATATGGGTTGCGGACTTCGTGAATGTCGGTAGAGGTGACACCAGATAGCTCCATCATCTTCTTCTTTTCAGTGAAGGTGAAAGGGCTCTTTGGAGCTTCTACTTTATTGGATGTTGCAATGGTTGCGTTACCAAATTTATTCTTCAACCATTTATAGACCTGATGATGGCCTTTATGGAAAATTTGGAAACGGCCAGGATAAACCGCTATTGTTTTCATATATCCCCTCTACAGGAACCTTTGTCTTTTATTTAGTATATCTGGTGCTTTCACCTGTCTCTGGATCGACCAAGTAGGCCTCGATTTTGATTTCGGGATGCAGTTTATTCAGCTTCAGAAGCGTTTCGAGATTACCTCTATGGTCATCCCACATGCGGATCTTATTGAATTTACCAGAAGCAATGTACTTACGAATGATGACAGCCTTGGTGATATTGGTCTTCGCATCAGCCTTCAGCTTCTGGAGATTACCAGCACGTTCGATATAAATCTGGTCGATTGGAATGCCATGGTCCCTGAACTTCTGCAAGAAAGGCCCTTTATCAAAGAAATCAGACCTTGCGGTTACGATGATTGTCTTTGCATTGGTCTCTTGTACAGCCTTCTTCAAGCGGTCAACCATCTTGTCAATAGGCACCGCAGTCTTCTTGAAATGTTCACCAGACCTAAACTGAGCGAAGTCATATTCTTCACCTGGTTTCAACTTATAGGTGTTGAACTCACCAGACTTCAGTTCACGAACCTTCTCACCGTCTTTCATAATCACGACAGAGGCCTGTGATATGAATAGTGTATCGTCAATGTCGAAAATGTTGAGTAACATTCCCGTTTGTTCTTTTGCTTCTTCTAGGTATTCGAATAGTGATTTCATTTAGACCAGTTCTTTGCTGCTGTGAAGTTATTGAAAGCGAACTCTAGCTGGTCGATTAGCTTGACTGCATTTCCTTTCAGTCTATCGACAGCCACGAATCCTTCTGGCGTTGTTACGGAATATCCATTGTCGGTTCTCTTGAATGTTCCGACAACACTCTGTACCTTCTCTAGCTTCCTGACTATCATGAGTTTAGCATCAATCAGCAAATTTTGCAAGTCGAAAATCTTCTTCAACTCATCTTTATTGGCCTTATACCAACCAAGAACAATTCCTTTTTCACGCTCACGGTTAGTTCTCGTATCAGCTTTCTTGGCCTCTGCAATTGACTTGTTTAACTTTTCCTCAATTGAAAGAATTAATCCTTTAACATGAGCTGCTGTGTTTGTGATAGCCTGCCCTTCACGGACTTTGGAATTATTCCATGTTTTGATTTGTACCTTGTAGGTATCATTGGTCGCAATTTCATTCAGTGTACGAGAGGAAATAGTTCTGAATAGGTTACCAGCAGATGTGAGTATTGCATTGAGTGCTGCTGTCTCTGGTGCTGTAAATGTGGCTGTACCTGTAGCATCAACAAATGAAGCATCACGGAACCACACATTTTTGGTTTGTCTCAGATGACCGATATCAACACCAAATGAAGCCTTCATATCTTCTAGTGCTGGGCCAACATATGTGGTATGCCAGACGATTCCCATCTGTGCAGCTTTCATCTGATTAGCAAGATTAGAATCAGCCGGCACCGCATATACAACGGTGTTAGGTTGGAAAATAACATACTCAACACCATCGATAGTTTGATTCTTGAGGTCTTCTTTAGCAAACATCATGTCACCTTGAATGACACCGGTGATACCAAGTTCTCTGAGATAGCGAAGTGCAATCTTGAGCTTCTTGTTAAGCCCTTCACCAGGATGGTTTGCATCAATGTCGGCATCGGTATAGTTGAGCTTTGCATTCTTGGCAAAGACGCCTTTGGTGCCAATGAAGAACTTACCGTTTGCTGGATTGATACCAGCAAAGATAGCAGGTGCACCGTCCCACTTAGTAGTAAGGTTCACTCTTGCTTCGGCTGCATGACCGGCCAGCATATCTCTCAAAGCGGTAAGAAAGTAAATAGCACCACGGGTACCTTTTACACCACCATTCAAGACTTCATCTTGCAGATGTTCGAGGTGAAGGTTCTTACCTTCTTTATCTTCTCTGAGGAATGTTTGTAAGTTTATCATTTGATCCATTCCGTTACGCTTCTAGATGCTTTTGGTTGAATAACGAATCGAGCACCTCTGAGGCCAAATTGGCTTCTATCACCTTTGTAGATGGCCATCAATACGGGTTCATAATCACCGGTAATAGACTCACCATTATCCATAGCATGTACAGCAGTCAATCCATAACCTGTTCCATCTTTCTTGACCGTGATATCACCCTGCAAGACGATGCTAACATTCTGTCTACCTAGATTTCTATTTGCAACTTTGAAATCGACACCATACACCGAATACTTTTTCAGCTTGCTATCTTTTATCATCTTACCAATTGTAGTTGCATTTGGCATAACATCACCGAACTTCTTCTGTAACTGTGCGATGAACTCTTGAACTTCAGGATGATTTTGAATTATAGCCTCTGTCATACCACCCCATTGCTGGAAATCTTTTGCTCTAGTACCCATCTTATATGATATCCATACAACCTCATTACCTTCAGGATCTAACATGGCCAAATCAGATTTTACAGTACCTTCAACTTTTACGGCTTTAGCCACATCATAGGTATTGCTGGCTATCTTCAACTTTATTGATTTTTTACCAGTTTTAGAAAGTATTGCATTGATTTGGCTGTTTATATGTTCTGCTGCTTTAAGTTCCGCATCGATACCAGCGGCACCTTTACCAGCTGGTTTACCACCAAATTCTTCATTCTTCATGAAGTTTGATAGTTTATAGGTTCTGCTCTTGACCTTAGCGTCACGAAATGTTAGTGTTCTATATTGATCTTGCTTTTTCTTTTTGAGGGTGGCTAGAGTTTCTGTATCAAATGCCAGAACAGCCTTTGAGTTGGTCATTAGAGCAAATGCTTCACCGCTCTCATACTTACTAATAAATTTATCAAGTCGCCATGAATATTTGAAAAGTTCCGAAACTGATAGTGCTGTAGCCATTATAATACCTCTTTTCAAGGTATTTAGCATAAAG